CATCGACAAGGCCAACGCCAAGGTCAGGGTCTTGCCGATACCCACCACCTGAGTGACACAATTGAAGGGGGACAGAAAGTCCCCTTTCTATGGTCTCACCAGAGAGAGAAGGGATTGGGCACATGCAAGTCTGGATTTTGATAATCCTGATCAACGGCGGCTTCCCGACCATCCAAGAAATCTATGGGGAGAGTAACTGCACCGACGCCTAGGCGTGGGTCAACACCTTTGAGGGGGTCAATGCCATGTGCTTTCAGATAGGTGCGCCATGAGAACCATGCCGCGATCTATGCTGCTTCGCCTGACGCGAGAGGCGGCGACGGCGCTGACGGTATCAACAACATCGAGGTCGATGCGGGAGCTTTGCAGGCGGTTCCTGGAGCAGCATAGGAGGAGCGCATGGTGACGCTAGTGCACGTCCTGCTCGCCTTGTCGATTAATTACGGTGGATGGATCATTGTCCCTGTGCCGGGGAATCCATATAGCACAGCAGCCGAGTGCCAAGAAATCCTTGACACGTTCATAGAGAGAAGAATAACAAGCTATGAAGGGCTCCATTTCGTCGATGTTCGCTGCGAAGCAAGACAGAAGTCACTCACTAAGTGAACTCAAATCTTTAGCCGCTAGCTCTTGTCGCCGTTCCCCGTCGCAACAGTCCGCCACCGGGCTATGGCACCGGCCACACTCGTAGTGTCCGCCCATGAATATCGGGCGTGTAGTCCCGCCGCACCATCCGCAAATAACGGGGTCCACTACTTCTTCCTCTGCATGGACCGTTCCCCGAACCACCACAGGGATGCCGAACTTGCCATGAAAATTATCGACGCCTCGATGGTAGCCTTACCGCCAGCATCCGAACTGAAATAAAACACTCCACACAATATCAGCAAAAGTAGGGTCAGCACCGGACGAACGAGGCGCAGCAAGTCTACTACCCAAGTCGAGCTAACTCCAATTCCTGCGTCATGTCCATAGGATGCTAATCGCATGGAACTCGCTGCTGTTGCCTCTGCAATCGCTAGTTCACGTTCGCTTTCTTCCGCTCCCAGTTTAGATTGTAGTTCGAGCATCTCAAGTGTACGTGCATGGTCTTTGTCGGCCTTCTTTTCCTCAACCCAGAAGTCGAGGATTCCGAACGCCTTACCCAGAACGCTGCCAAGGATGCCAGTGGCCCCTCCCGTTAGAGATGTTAACAACAGGTCTATCATGGATTCATCTTCTCCCAGGATTTACCAACACCCTTACTCGCCCACCACCGGGGTCTTCCCAGATCAACGTGAAGAAATGTGCGATAATACCCAAACCCGGTAAACCCAGATTCCTGTGCCAGCCGCTCGATCAACTTTCTGTCCTGCCCAACAATCGATAGATCACACGCTTTACCTTTAAGATGTAAGGAGAGAGGCGCTCCCCCAACGCGAGCATTATGGTACGGGCTTCGGTAGCAACTAAGCACAGTAACAGGATGGGCAAGTATACGACGCAGATCGTCAAGGCAATCCAGCAGTCGAGATTCAATTTCCAGTTTTCCCGTGCCACGGCAAGCCACCTCTCTAGGCTGGAAGTACCGCCAAGGCCACGCACGTACCGGAACTTTTTTCCAGTGCTCATAATTTATACGCCCCATTTTGTAAGCCAGCTAACAGCGAGGCCCCTATCTCGATAGAGGTCCTTTGATATGAGGGGAGACCACCGAACCGTAATCAAGGGGGCCTCGCTGCTATTCAATTCCATCATCTCTTCACCACAGGGTGGGAGCCATTATGCTGTTTCACTAATTCCTCGACGCGAGCCTGGACAGCTTGCAATCGGGCCTCGGCAAGACCCGCGCTTGTGTGTCTCCGTTCCAGATTTCCGGGGGAATTGATCTCCCCGAGAATTTCTATCTGAGCTTTAAAGACAGCCATGCTCGCTTGCCCATCGTCTAGTCGCTGCTCAACGGAGTGCATACTGGTTATCAGGCCCTTTAAATCTTCCACAACTCGTGCGAGTTGTGAGCGACAGACCGCAAACGCTCCAGCCAGTGCGGCTATTACACTTAAGAATTGGAAGGCTTCTCTAGCTCCTATCTCCATAATCGTGTTATCCCGCTAATACATTCCTTAAGCCGCTGGAAATGAGATCAAAATCAATCCCTTGCTTGCTGCACTCCCGCCGCCAGCAGTAAGAGTAACCGTCACAGTATCATTAAACGCGCCATTCAGTTGCGCTCCAGAATAGTTCCCGTTTGGCTCTACGGCCCCGTCGAACTTTTCGACAAACGAGCTATCCCAACTGTACGTTACAATATTTGAACTATCTCCTGCAAGCCCGATTGCAAAGCCATCTGCCGGTGATGTATGCGCTACAGCCAATGACATACCAGCGCCTGTAACCGCTATGGACGAAGTATCAGATGCCGTCGAGGACGCGCCATACAACGCCCAAACCCCGATACCGCAACTTAACATCGCCCCGTCCCAATCTACAACAATATCGCCCGATGTTCCCGCTGCAAGAGTAACTAGCCAGAATTCTAGCTGTAATTCATTTTCGTGCAACGCTGATTTGTTCGACGCTGATACGCCCCCGACGGTGACAGTAGAGAGTACTCGGCCAGAGTTATAGCCATAGACCCCCACTAAGATTTGCCTGCCAGTCGCCGCCACCCCAAGGGCCTGAGATGAAAAGGTGTAGGCCCCCGAGGATTGGTTACTGTCGTCAACCGCCTGGGCGGTGTACGTGGCAGTCGCCACAACAGTAACGGAGTGGCCTCCTTGGACAAACGGGAGAAGACTCATTGCAGCGCCTTTACCGTGAGAAGACTGAACGAATCCATGTTGGTAATGTAATAGAAGAAGTCGTGCCCATTCGTTGTAGTGAGATCATCCCCATCAACAATGTCAAATGCTGACGTAGTAACTGTTCCGGCACTCCCATCATTTGTGACTTGAATGATCAACGTGCAATCATTGGCAGGAACCGATAGGGTATGTGCGCCTCCGTTAACCATCTTCTGCATATTTCCATTCGCTTCATCAGGCGTCACTGTGCCAGAGGTGATGGTTCCCAGGTCATGAATGGTATTGGCGAAGCCAGCGGTAAGAACATCTGCTGTGTCCGCCTTTAGCGTATCAGCGTCATACGCTTGAACGTTAGTGCCAATGGCAAGTCCTAGAGTTGTTCGCACATTGGTGGCCGCAGCATCATCTAAGAAAGTCTTAGCAAACTCTGTCAGGTCTATGACTTCTGCCGTCCCACTGCCCGTGAACAAGATAGCCTTATTAGCTGCGCTAGTCAGTCCAGCAATGGCATTAAGTTCTCCGTCAGAGGTGTAGTCTGCTCCTACTGCTCCAGTAGCTCCAGTAGCTCCTGTAGGAATGCCAAAGGCCATAACTCCTGTGCTGGAAGTGTAACTAACAGTTGGGCTACTACCAACTGATAAGCTACTAGCAGTAGCACTAGAAATAATGTCAGAGCCATCAATAAGAGTGACAATATTTCCAGCCGCTACCCCTGTATCGTAAGATGTAACAGATGTATGAAGAGTCGTAACCACTCCATATCTATTACTATCGGATACAAAGTCATTTACACTATAAGCAGTGTCAACAGCCCATGCCCCTTTGAAACTGGCATCAACAGAAATAGACTGCCAGTTTGTAGACACGGCTGCTCTACTAGCTGCGAAGGTTCCTGTACTCGGAGTAGTATGAGCAATAAGAACTTCCCAAATAGTATCATCAACGGTATCGATATACCGTTGATCAACAGTTACAGCAGTAGCATTTAGCCAAGCACCTTGGACACCACTAACAGCTATGTAACGAGCAAGCAGTGCATCAACTGCATGCCAGTTATTGTGTTCCTCATCGATCCAAGGAATCTTATCAAGATCAATGAGGTTGAACTTGAAACTTGCTGTTCTAGCCATTAGACTTCCTAAACATCGATTTCAGTTCCCACTACTTGTACGTTCAAGCTTTGCATAGTAAGTGTGGCAACAGTGTAAGTAACAGTATCCGCAGCAGATAGGTAGTACTCAAAAGGTGCTGGAGCAACCGTCAACAATGCCGTTGCACCTGTAGGTGCTGCGGCAGTTTCGGGATTAACCATTAAGGTACTATTAGAGTGAAGGTATCTCGCAGCAGTCATATTAAGAATGACCGCTACATTAATACCATTAACAGTAATAGTTAGATCTCCTGTACCCGTCGATGCGTGAGAGAACCCTGCCCACATGATCCTAACTTTTGCAGCCTTTGCTGCTGGGACAGTATAGACAGTTGTAGTGGCAGCGGTAGCAGTAGTAGCTTCTCCGAGAACGCCAATTTTGTCAGCCATGATTTACTCCTTTATAGACTAACGCGACCAAAAGCTATGTCGCTAGGAAAAGAACTTGGAAGGGCTGCGTGAAACTTCTTTACTTCTTGTTCCACTTCCCATGACTCAATGAAACCATAGAATGCTTTCGCCCCTGGGAGTCCAGTGCGAATCTGCAAAGCAGTAATCTCATCTTTGATGATTAAAAACTGAGCACGAAAGTCTGCCTTACTAGACTTTACGTTATCAGTAGGTAGTGTAGAATCAACAGCACTAGACATGATTATCTCCTTGGGGAGCCTGTTTGGTAAGCAAGGGTAATTGAAATAAACTTTAATTGTTTTGTAGCATCACCTGTCATGCGAAGCTTCTCTATCTTATATCTTGCTGTCCAAGCTACTAAGTTCTCTAATCTAGTAGGAACCCCGCCCCCGTAGTCCTCTCCAAATTCATCAAGACCAAACCCTGGGGCATCGCCTCCCTCGAACACCATCTCTAGAGCTGGATCAAGAACCTCAATGTCCCACCCTAGTCCATCATCCCACTTAAGGGTATCTTCTACCCAATCCTCACCTAAATCTGTTCTGTCTTTGTAGTTGTTATCGGTGAACATTTGAACAGTGAAACGATTATCGCCTTCTGTATCAAAATTGATATACCGACTTGCTTTTGTAAGGAACCGCTGGTTATTATCACTCCAAGGTAGTTCCCAGACGAAGCGTATAGGTATGCCACTATCTTTAGCATCAGCTACAGGAGTCCATCCAGTATAATCGCCCCACGGAGTGTTATCATTCCACATCTCCTGGTCGCCTTCATAATCCTTAAATATCTCGTTGTCAAACTCCTCTCCCATCAAGAAGATTTGAGTACCTTCTGTAAGGAAGACACGCTTCAACGCAGAAGTACAACCAGACCGGAAATTCCAATTACGCCAATCAGCCCACGCCTCAATCTTCAGAGGCTTGTTCTTCTTATATACAAAGCAACGTGTCTCGGTAGTGTTAGAGGCGACATTGTTATCAGGAATGAATAACATATAGTTATTTGCTCGGCTATCCCATAAAGACCATGTTCTATCTTCCAATGAAGCAGTAGTTGTCAAATTTCCTACCGACTTTAAGTACTCTGGAGCAATAAGTTGTGATGCTCTATTGCTTGTCACTGCTCCAGTGATCAATGCCCGCTTCACATTAGAAACTCCAGCATTGTCCGCAAAGAGCATGTCTTCACTAACGGTCTGAATAACTCTATGAGAGAGCGCCCCTACATTCTCAACTGCATCATCGAATGCAGGGATATGCACAGTGTCTATGAAGCCCCCTAACGTTCCCGGCAAGAAGGCATTCTCAAAGAACACCATTAACTTATCACGAAAGCGCCCAAGCCCTTTAATCGCATGAGAACC